GCCATTCGAGTACGGTCGCTACCAGCTTCAAACAAGGCTGAGTGACCAGTCCTACGACCCCTCGTCCGAACCTTCTGAGCGAGCTCTCTGAAGTGGTTCGGGTTCTTTTTGCGGAGGGTCTCCGCTGCTTTTTTTGCACCTTCGCTAGTTCCTGCCATTCCTGCCATCTCCTACGCTTAATGGTTGACGGATGAAAGCCGCGATCGTTTTGACTGCCCAGATGACTATGACAGCGACGATCACCAGCAGTAGTACAGCTAGTACTACCAGAAGTGCCCACCCTAGTAGGTTGCCCATGAGAGTCCACGGACTGATAGTTGCTATTGTGTCGAACATGTCTCTGTTCCTCCTTATGCTTTTATTATACCGTAGACGCTAGAAGCTGCGCTCCATAGTGACTGTGACACCTGCGATCTCCTTGACACCAGCGTCGAGAGCTTCGCGGATCATCTGCATGTTCGGCTCACAGTACTGGCGTGGCACCGCAGCAGGATCGGTGATCGTGATCTTGCGTACCATCTTGATACCTGTCTTCGGAGCCTTCGTCGTGACTTTTGCTTCAGCCTGCACTGCAGCCTGAGCTTCAGCCTCATTCGCTTTGCGAGTCAGTCGAGCTCGTTCTGCAGCAGCTTCGTCTTCCTTCGCTTTGCTGAGGATCTGTCGCGTCTCGAGCAGTTCATTGATCGACTGTGTGAAAGCGAGCTTGATCTGTGGTATCTCTTGATCGGCTTCAGGTAACGTCGCAAAATATGCCTTCAGCTCAGCACCACGTGTGTCGATCGGGGTGATCTTCTTCGTGTTGAGTGCTTCACGGACACCGAAGTGACTGATGATCTCATCGATACGTGCCTGCTCCTTGCGAGCGGCTTCAGCTTTTACTTCCTCGTATGCCATGATCTTCTTGCCTAGATCAGTCTTCGCTTCTTCAGCTGGCGCGAGTACTTTGCGTTCACCAGCGATGAACTGTTCCTTCACCTTATCGAGAGGACGTGTCAGGTTGAGCCTGAAGGTGCCTGTGCTGCTGATATGACCAGTGATCTCTTTGCGTAGCTTCACTGCTTCAGCGAGCTCCTCGTCGGTGCGTATCTGTGTCTGATCGACACGTTGCTTCAGATCGATCGACACCTTCTCGAGCGGACTGATCTGCTCGAGCTCTTTATCGACGAACTGCTGCAGGATCTGAGCATTGTCATTTTGTTCGGTTGGCATGGTTGGTCTCCTTGCTTATAGATGTTGTATGTCTCATTGTAGCCTGAGCGGTATGCTATGTCAAGCCTCTGCTGAAAGTTCGCGGACGAGCTTGTTGATCTGCATGAGTGCCTCGAACTCCATCTCCATGTTCTCATTGATCAGGTGCTTGATGTCATCGCGCTTGATCGTGATGATGTACGTGACGAGGTGGTCAAGGATGATGCGATCGTCGTGCAGCACGAAGTAGAGCGTCTCGAGCTTCTCGTTGACGACGAAGTACTGGATCACTTGATCACGATAGTAGTACTTCTCCTCGTTCGGGATGCTGTCGATCGGTCGGTACGATGCCATCTTCTTCGAGCGACGATCCTCGATGATGAAGCGGAGGTGCGCGGCTGAGCTCAGACACTTGACCTCCATAGCGTAGGTAGGGAGCTCATCACCTTCTACTGGCTGCGCTCCGTCTGGTGATACACCGATGTCATCGTCGACATCACTGATCCACATACCAGCATCGTCATCGAACGGTAGATCGAGGATCCTGCTGGCTTCAGCTATGGCTTCAGGCTCGAGGCGATGCCCACGATCGATCGGAGGCTCACCGTCTGGCGCGATAGCCAGCTTCTCAGCGAGCACCTCCCAGAAGGTCGCGTATCGCTTCAGTGGATCCCGAGACTGTCGTCGGACTCCTTTGACCTTCGATCCCATGACCTTGCCGCGTCGAGCATCGAGCCACTCCTGACTCTGTTGTTCGGTTCGATAGATCTTCATCTACTGCTCCAGATTGTCTGAGTCATTCGCTTTGCTGATAGCAGCGTCAGCCTTTGCCTTCGCAGCTTCACGAGCTGATGTCTGGTCGACTCCGAAGTAGTCCTCTGGCTTCGACTGACCGTCCTTGATAGCCTTGTACACTGCGCGGAGATCTACGAGATCTTCACGAGTCATGACGGTGAGTTGCTTGTCGAAGTACTTCTCGAGCTGTTCCTTCTTCACGTTGATCGCTTTGAACGCCTTCAAGAGTTCAGTGAGGATCTCATCGACTGGACGCTTGTCTGCAGATGCGACGGTCTCCTTGCAGGCTTCGACTGCCATCTCGACGACATCGCTCGGGATGATCGATAGGATGCAGGCACGCTGACGACGAGCACCGAAGTTCGCAGTCGCTTCATAGATGTCACGACCATCGGTCAGAGCTTTGCTGCCCTGCTTCGTGTCGCGCTTGTGCTCTACGGTGAAGATCTTCGTGACACGAGTGTTCGTCTCGAGATCCCATGCGTATGCCATCATCGTACTGGTGCCGCGAGTGTTTTCGAGCTCTACGATACCTGTGTCGAGGTTGCCCCAGTTCTGAGCTAGTGCTTCAGCGAGTCGGATCGACGCGCCTGATACGCTCTGACCTCCGCGTGGGTAGCGGTAGATCGCCTGCTCCGCGAGTGTTGGTCGCTGACATGTTGCTTTGATACGGTTGATGGCTGCCATCTCGTCACGTGGGAAGCGTTTTGCCGCGACCATCGCAGCCTGCACTTCTTGCATCTGACGAGTCATCATCATCTCAGCCTGTGGGCTGGATGGCATGTTCTCCTGATCGTGGATCGTCATGCCGTTGCTATTCTCTGTCGTCATGGTTGGTCTCCTGACTATATTGATATTGTGTCTCTATTGTAGCGCGAGCGGTATAGTATGTCAAGCATAAAAAACACCGCCAGTCGTGGAGGGACTGACGGTGCAAACACTTCCGTGGGAACTACATCCCACTGCTCTCTTTTGCGAGCGTACAGGTGCCTGAAACGCTCCGAACTGCCACTCCACGGCGGATGACCACTACCTACTGAGTGACAGATCGGGACGCTTCAGGATGTACAAGTGCTACTTCTGGCGGCGAAGGTCGATGCGCTGGTTCGCGATCTTCCACGTATCACCGCTTCGATCCTTGAACACGCCTGCCTGTTTTGCCATCTTGCGTCGAGCTTTGCGGTTCATCCGATAGTACGGTTGACCTTCGAGCTCTACGTCGACTGGCTCTTGCTTCACCATTTTATCAGGTGCGCTCTGTTGCTTCACTAGCTTGATGTCGCTCATTGTGCTTTGTCTCCTTTGTAGGTGCATACTGACCAGTCAGCGTTGCACTCGATGTCTGGTGGCGGCACACAGCCTTTTTCACCTGCCATCTCGTAGAAGGGGCATTGACCGACGGTTCCGACGTATGACTGTGGATCTCCTGCAGTGACTGGCTGGTTCGTGAAGGGGATGTGCCCACCTTCTTGCTTCTGTTCTGGTACCACCGCTCCAGTCGATGACTGTGGCGCGACCGCCTGAGTTTTTACAGTATCAGGAGCGGTAGTACTTGATGATGCAGCTTCTGGCTGCGCTGGTGCGCTTTGCTGCGCTTCTGGCTGAGCAGATGGTACGACAGTCGTCTCGGTCTTTGTAGCTTGCTTGACGGTCTCCAGATCCTTCGATAGTCCGTGGATCGTGGGATCCATAGCGATCGCAGCGATGAAGGCTATGACGGCTACTCCGAACAGTGCGTATGATACGATCAGTGCTTTTCGTGGAGTTTTCATGACTCTACTTCCTCCTCAGCGTGATCGACCATGTACCAGCCGCGATCATTGATCTTGAACGTAGCCTCTGCGACGAGCTCATGCTTGTAGATGATCTGGATCTTGTGACCGCCTGAAACGAACGATCGAACGATAATCAGATCGATGTACTTGATGAGGCGTGCTGCGAGCGACTGTGGGATGTGGCTGAGTAGCCAGTACCTGAAGCCTCCGAGCTTTGCCTTGATGGTGGTGTCGAGCCATTCCTGCTGAACGTCCCCGAACGCCTTGATGTATTCATGATAGTATGACATGTCTAGCACTCCTCTCCGTCATTATACCCTGATAGCTTGTCGAACAGTTGATCGACCTCATGGTCTTCGATACCTGTGCACCGTGATGCTGGACAGATCACCGAGTCGCGACCACCGCAGCCACATTCGATCATGCCACTGCTACCACGTGTGCTGCAGCAGGCTTTTTCGATGTAGGCATCACTGTGATCACAGACCCACTCACCATCCTCCGTGAGCACGAAGGTGGTGTCGTCTGGCTTGACTGTGATGTGGATCGGCATCACTTTTGCTCCTGATGACGAGCTACGGTGAACTCACTTCTGTCGAAAACCATCGAACTTCTAGTATCTCCAAAAAGTCCGATGTGATATACATCACCTTCAATCATACGAACAATACCCCAGTCACCTGATGCTTTGATCGTGACTTTCTTGCCCACTAGACTGATCTTTGCTTTACTCTGCATGGTTGGTCATCCTTGCTTATCTTTGTTGATGTCTCTATTGTATAGTAGCGTCAGCGGTTTTGTCAATACGTTTTCTATTCCAAAAATGAAGCATGTTGTGTGATCCCGTGCACCACTCTAGGTTCTCTGATCTGTTATTGCTCTTGTCGAGATCTTTATGATTGACCTGCGGAAAACTATCTTCATTCGGTATGAACGCTTCAGCGACGAGACGATGCACAAGCATCTCTCTGAAGCCACCTGTTTTCATCGGTAGTCGTACTCTGAAATAACCGCGACCATTTTCTCGAGGTATAATCTCATGAAGTACATCACCATCTATGACACAAAACACCTTGCCATCTTCTGATATACCGTAGTGTGTTGCTTCTGGTATCATCTTGATCATATTGACTCCTTTTCGCTTATGTTCAAGCGTGCCACCACCGTGCTATCATATTGACGAGAGGTTGTGCGAGGCACCTGATACTCATATCATGGTTGGTCAACGCCTCAAGCGACCTCTCACCCTGTAGAAACATCACTCACACTTGCTCCGTACCGTGTGAGCTTTTTTATGCCTGAGCAGCTTCGAGCTCTTGCTTCACAAGTGCCGTGAACAGTCGCTCCGAGTTCTTCACTGAAGGATCCAGAGCCATCGACTGTAGGATCGTCATCTTCTGCTTGCCAAGTATTCGAGTAGCCTTGCAGTACCATCCGAGGAAGCGTGGGTTCTTGTACACGCGTTGATCAAGCATCTCCACGAACTTGCGTGTCTCGAGTGCTGTCATACTCTTATCTGAACTGCTTACTGTAAACTGTAAACTGTTTATATTAGCTTCTTTTTTTCTTTTGTCAAGTAGGTCTGCAACAGAGGTAGATCCTGCCATTTTTGCCTTGCCTTCCCACCACAAGTCTGCTACTATGAGAGGTGAAATATCGTCGCACTACAAAGCACAACGAAAACCACCCCGAGTATCCAGCTCGGGCTTTTCGTTTTTTTAAGGTGTATGAAATATATCGTCGCTACCCTCCAAAGACTTTCGAGTGATGCGCCACAATGCGCGGTAGCTGTTCCCTACTATACATCAAAAATAGCTCGATCGTCAAACATCAAACCGCTATGCTTATCGACCTAGCATGTGGAAAACTTACATAGGTACAGGGGTGCTCTTGAGTACGCAAAACTGTGGAAAACCTGTGCACATCCCGATCATCTTCGTCAAGTCACGAAAATGATATTGCATAAACATACCGCTCGCGCTATAATGGGGTCACAATCAAAAAAATAAGTCGGAGGGTGACCAACCATGACGAAATCAATAGCAAGCTACCCAGAGCATCAACGTGCAGCAGTGATCGCACGGAGGCTCAAAAACAAAACTGGAGGATCAGGCTATCACTCAGCTGTCGCAGCTGCAAAAGAGCTCGGGATCCCAGTGCCTTCATCAAACTACAAGCCACGAGCAGATCGCGGTGATCGCGAACGCAAGCGCGATGACAAGCAACCTATCAAGCGTCGTCAGTTCACTCGTGAGAGCGGTACTCGACTTCGAGACGCGAGGAAGTCATCTCGGTGATCTGTCATGGACTGGCAGCTCACACTCACATTCATCTGGATGATGATGCCCTTGATACTACTGGCATCTGTCATACTAGCTATACCAGTGGTCTTCGTGATCACCATATTCAAAGCAATACGAGGAGACTTCGATGACCCTATACCAGAGACTCAAGCATCTGATCTACTACCACCACTTCCCACGTACCTTCACGAGAGTGACACAGTCGAAGGGAGTCAGAACCGAGACGAAGATATGCCTGTTCTGTCCGAACTGGAGGGATCAGTAGCATGAGCAAGACATTCAACTTCGTAGGTGAAGCAAAGACACCAGAGGAGCGTGAGCTCGCTGATGCCATCGAACACCACAAAGATGCACGGTGGTGGGAAAAGAACCTGCAGATCGCAGCGTGGGTATTCTACGCCGTCGCTGCAGCTATCTGGATCTTCACCGACAAACCGATCGGAGTAGCATGGCTGATCGTGCTCGCACTGTTCATCGCGTCTGCAGCTGCAGGCTACGTCGAAGCGAAGCGTCGCTTCAAAGTCAATCGGCTACTCAATGTGCTGAAGCGAAAAAACGCGGTGCCATTCTACCACGAGATGCTCGAGCGGTTCCGCGACGAGCCTATGATCCACATACACCTCAACGATGACGGATCCATCACTATCAACGATAAAAGGAAGCAGGAGACCAACCATGCCCCAGAAACCGACAAGCCAGACAGATCGTGAGTACCTTCGCGAAGTGATCGCAAAGACTGGCACGATCTTCGATGAGTCCGCTCCCGATATGCTTGCTGACATGCAAGGTCAAGGGATCGAGGCTGAGATGCGACGTGCCGCGTTCGATGGCATGATCGACTATATGATCAACGATGACATGAAAACGATCATCAAAGCTATGAAGATCGTAGGCATCACCACATCTCAGGCAGCTCAGACGATCGGCGTGATCAACCAACTCACTCAACAGAGAGGAGACCGTCCCGATGGCAACTGAGACCTACAACTGTCCGACATGTCACCACACCAGCAACATATTCAAGCACCGACTCTCAGCTGGGATCGTCGGTGGACTGATCAAGTTCAAGCGTGCAGTGATCGAAACCAACAAGAACGACATCCACCTGATCGAAGACATGAAGGGTCGAAACGAGCTCACACGAAACGAGTGGACGAACTTCTCGAAGCTCCGCTTCCATGCTCTCGTGGCTCACGTCACAGATGAAGAAGGCAAGCGCGTGCAGGGTCGATGGCTACTGACGAAGCGCGGCAACCAGTTCCTCAGACGTGAGATCGACGTACCTCAGTACGTTCGCACCATGAACAACCACGTCATCCACGACGAGCATGATGCTGAGATCCCATACGTGACGATCGAGCAGATCATGGGCACTACACCAGTATTCGATGACATCAATACCATAGAGAAGGAGCGACAGCCGCTGGAAGGTGTACCGACTCAGTCGAGCATGTTCGATACGTCCGCGCTTCAGACAGAGAAACCTAGAGACCAAAGGAGCTATCACTGATGAGTGACGAACTATACAACTACATGGCAGACGATATTCAAAAGGAAGTGCTGCGAGCACAAAACAAGATGGAGGATGTGGTGAAGCACCTCGAAAACCATCCAACGACTGCACGCTTCGGTGCTAGTAAAGCGAAGGAGATACTTGAAAAAATGCGTGAAGTGACTCGCGAGATCGATGAGCTCCCATATCTGGGAGACGACTGATGCCAAAGCCAAAGAAGCACAGCGACGACAAGCTACTGATGGCAGTGCGAAAAGTACTGCAGTCAGTCGAGCCGCGTCCGCTACCTACTGAGACTATGGTCAACGAAGTGATCATCAATGGCAGTGTCTGGGCTCGTCACGAAGGATGGAAGTGTCCGATCTGCGGCGAGTACTGCAGAAGGCAGGATCGTACAGTCCGACGACGATACGGCAGTGAACGGATCATCGACTACTCTGGCTTCAATATGCACTTCGCTCACTCACACGCAGAGGAGTTCTGGAAGGAAAAACAAGTCATCAAGGTAGTTCGTGCACATTTACGGTCGCAAACATGATACAATGAGTCTATAAAAAGGAGAGACCAACCATGATAGAAGCATACCCACTACAATACCCTGCAGGCTGGAGTCGAAGCCAAACGCAGCAGATCTCAAAGTTCGGACGCTATACGTTCGAGCAGATGCGTACTGAAGTACTCCGCGAGCTGAAGCTGCTCGGTGCTACCGACGTGATCATCTCGAGCAACCTGCGACTCAGGCAGGATGGCTACCCATACTCAGGTCAGCGACAACCTGAAGACACAGGGATCGCAGTGTACTTCAAGCTAGAAGGTCAAGATCAGTGCATCCCTTGCGATAAGTGGCACCGCGTCGAGGACAACATGCGAGCCA